ATATGTTTATTTTAAGAGAATAACCGATATACTACGTTCAAGAGAAGCTCCACCAGGATTTGCTCAATATCTCAAAAATTTTACTTTTTATGTTAATCTTGTTGTTTTTGGGGATGATAACATTATGAATGTGTCACCTCGAATTCAATCATGGTTTAATCCCCTTGCAATAAGTGAATGTGCCGCATCTGTTGGGATGGAGTACACAAGTTCCGATAAATTAGGTGAGAATGTTAATTTTATAACGTTAAATGAGGCTACTTTTCTTAAACGTAAATTTGCTTGGTCTGATGAATTTTCTGTGTATCTTAGTCCGCTCGAATTATCTATCGTGCTTGATACACCTAATTGGACTTGGGAGAAAATTACTAGATATGATCTTGCCTCTGGCGTTGAACAAGTTTTACGTGAACTTTGTCTTCATGACCAAAAAACGTATGACCATTGGGCTCCTATTGTTCGTAGATTGGCCCGTGAGTGCAAATATCCCTTAATCAATGAACTACCCCGACTTCTTGTTATACAAAGCATGTTGTATGATTCCGAGATAAACTCGTTGAGTCTCAACTGGCTTTGTTAACAAGAAATCAGTGTCCCCTAGCATCCCTGGGGCCAACCACTAGCGTTAGGTACTGACGACGCGAAGGAGGTGGGTAAGAGATTGCTGAAGTATGGTTTCTCTTCAAAAACAACAATATTTCACAGTACAAAAAGATCCATAGTTTTAATCCTAGCTATGGTGGTATAGATGGATTAGCGAACAAATAGGAGAAGTACAACAAACTATGAATGAGGTAAAGCAGATTACCGCATTCGAAGAACAAACGTCCTTATCTGCAGTAGTTGTCGAAGCTGAACAAGATACGCCCGACGACCTACACGCCTTTAAAGAAACGGTTATTCACAATATCCGTCAATTTCTAAGCCGTCCTCGTAATGTTGATGTAGTGCAAATTACATCAGCGCATACACCGTTCACTTTACTTGCATCATTCAATGTGCCTGATGTTGTTTTATCTACTGAGATGACAACATGTAAGTGCGCCGATTTTCGGTTTTTGAAATGCAAGGTTCATTTTAAATTTCAATTGAATATAAATAGGTTTGCCCAAGGTTGTTTAATGGCCATGGTTGAACCAGTTCCATCAATGACAAGTATCAATGCAAATATGGGAAGTCTAACAAGTTTATCTGGATATAGATGTGCTTATTTAGATTATGGCCAACAGACCATAGTTGAGTTAGAAGTTCCATTCGTCTACACGGGCGAAGCATATGATATGTTACATGATGCTGTTAGGCCGTGGGCCGCAGTTAATTTATATGTTCTTAATCAATTGAAATCAACATCCG